GAGAGGGGCAAAGGTATGAGCTTTTGCTTCTTGCCTACTAATCTTTTGACCTGATTCCGTAATAACACTAGCAGTGTATGCATGTACGTCAAAACCATCTTCTATCTCCTTCATTGCTATTTTATCTTGGGATAAAAATGCAGCAGTTCTAAACTCCAACTGTGCAAAGTCTGCTTCTAATATCTTGCCACCTTCCCAACGTGACACGAATACTTTCTTCACTGGAAATGTACCACCTCTTGGCATGTTCTGCATATTAGGATCTGCACCACTGAATCTACCTGTAGATGTTCTGTGTTGTAAAAGTCTAACGTGTAACATTCCATCTGTTTTAGTATGTATTTTTATACCCTCTACAAAAGAAGATAAATATGTATCTAGTGCTGATAGTCTTTGTATGTCAGTTAAAAAGTTAAATGCTTCAACACTGTCATTTCTTTTTGTTACATGTTGTAAAACCTCTAACATCTTTTTGTTAACACTAAAACCATTTGCACTTGCCCATTTAACATTAGGTGGATTAAATTTAAATCCTGCTATTTTTCCGACAGAAACAAAAGAATAGCCATTCCCATTACAGTCAGCACATTTAGGTAATCGAGCATAAAGAGTTCCATCCTTCTTCACCTTTCTTATAACACCTGAACCTATGCAAGTTCTACATTTCTGTGCTTTGGTTTTGTAAACTAAATCTGTGTTCTCTTTAATAGCTTGATGAAATTCAGTTTTTTCCATAGCATTTTGAAAGTTGTTCATCCACGTAGACTTATCTTTTGGTTTTCGACTATATAAAATCCATGACATTTGTTCAGGACTATTCAAGTTTATAGGTGTATCACCCATAAGTTCTTTAACTTGTAATTGTAATCTCTTTTCTATTTCACTTTTTTCATTTTGAAATTCTTGTTGAACTGATTCAAGAGTATCAACGTCAACCTTGAAACCTCTTCTGTATATTTTTGCTAATGCCACAGACACTTTATTTGTGAATATAACAGTATTCATCAGTCCGGCATCTTTTTCTGAATTTAACCTTCTATATTGTTTATCGCTTAGTTGTTGTGTTGCATGTAAATCTGCTGATAAATAACTACTTAATTCTTCTCGTGGTATCTCATCAGTTGCATATCCCTTTGCAAAATAATTCTTTAATGTGTCTTCTTTTTTAGTTGGTAAATCATATCTCTCTGCACAGTCTTTGAGA